TCAATGACTTACGCAGCTGCCGCCTGAAGTCGTTTTACAGTTTTCGGCGCGTTTTACACTTCTCGTTCTTGATTCGATCTTTTCCACAGCCGCGCTCGATACGAGATAGTGCTTCCGAATGATCCCCTCGGCGTCTTTTTCTGAGTGTCCAGTGACCTCGGCAATCTCTTTTATCGATGCTCCATTGCGATAGGCGAGGGTGACAAATGTCCCCCGCAGGTCGTGGAACGTCTTCCCCACTATGCCTGCCTTAGCCATAGCTTTGCGCCAGGACGACTTGAAACCTGTCGCCCAAGGCTTCCCCCCGCGGTTGGTTAAGATTGTTACCGCTGGTTTGTTACGGGCTTCATTGGCGGCTTTCGCTGCATCCAGAGCGGCTTTTAGCTCTACCGATACCTTCACCGCGACATGCGCCCCTGTTTTAGATTGGCGCAGCCTGATGGCCTGCCCATCATACGCTGACCATGTGAGGGCAAGCAGGTCACCTTGCCGCTGCCCCGTCCATGCGGCAAGCATCATGGCGCGCACTAAGGGCTCTGGTGCTGACTTCCGGAATTTCTCCATGTCCGCGTCGGTCCAGATGATGTCGCGCCTGGTGCCGTCACTGACCTTGCTCACGCGCTCCAGGGGATGGCGGGCGACCATCTCTCGATCCAATCCAAACCATAAAATCCGCTGCAGGACGCTCATATAGAGATCAGCCTTACGGGGGTGCGCTTCGGCAATCTCATCGCGCCATTCGAGAAACAGAGAGCGCGTGCCAGGCGCAGCAATTTGCTCTGCTGTCATGTCGTAGAATTCGCTCTCAATCGCTCGTATGGCGAAATCATAGCCCTCGCGTGTGGATGGCTTCAGATCGCGGTAGTGTGGTGATCTCAGATAGGCGCGGATGATCTCGGCCATGCACCCCTGATATGGTGCATCCTCGCGCTCGCGGGTTAGGCGGAGATATTCCTCGGTGAATTTTCGCGTATCCGGTTCGGCCTCAATGCGAGGGCCGCCTCGCCAAGCGTAGTAGTAGGTCTTGAGGCTTCCATCAGCGAGGCGGCGGCGTACCTTATGGATTCCCACGAGATCTACCCGCATTGTGTCGGTCCCTCCATGCGCGGAGGGAATTGCTGCGCATAAGCGCGCTGCTGTCAACTTGGCTGTTGTGATCAGCGGGGATAAGGGTAATTGCGCCGTCGGGCTCAAGGCGTACGGTCAGGCCCATATCGCGAGCCACCCGAGCCGCGTTCTCAATCTCACTGCGACGATGACGCAGCGGCTTCGTCATTCTCTCCGCCCCTCCTTATCCTCACGAACGCGGCGGCGAGCCTCGGCATATTCTCGGCCAAGACTTGCCGCTATGCCGTACTTGAAATCTTCGGGGAACAGCCCTTGCTTGCAATGAGGACATGCAGGGACCATTGTCCGCGATCTCCACGCTTTGTCGATTTTCTTCGCGGCGATGGAAATCAGCGAGTGTTCCTCGGCGCTCTTGATCTCCTGCGCGCGGCGCTCCAGTCTCTCAGATGCTTGGTGGAAATTTTCGACAAGCAATTTGAACGCGTCGAATGGCTCCACATCAGTTTCGCAATCGGGACACCAGACACGGCGCTCAGCCTTGTCGTAATGCAGCCGGTGGTGCTTGCAGGCGGAGTGTGGCCGACGAGACATCCCGCGAGCAACGCGAAGGTCTCCGATATCGACCACCTTCACGCCGCTGAGATAATCAAGCGGCTCGATGGGCGGACGCTTTTCACCCATCCCGCCCCTCCTTATCCTTAGAGCCTGGGGCGAGGGAGCGGCGGCCAGTCTCGAAGGATGACAATTGCGCTGGCGTGACGCCTAACCGCGCAGCCGCTTCGCGAAGGCTTTCACCACGCCCAACCCGCTCCCTGCGGTGCGCCTGCCCCTTTTCGTATCGAGCTAAGTGGTCAGCGTCCCACTGGCCTGTCCCGCCGCAATGGGCGCATTCCATGCGGTCTAGCCATTCGCCAGTGCCGCTTCCTCTGTTGACGTGAACAGGGCCGGTCCAGCCGCGACCACGGCAGTATCTGCACTCAATAGCACTCATCCCTCGCCCTCCTGTGCTTCAAGGGCACGGAGGGTGGCGCGAGCGATATCCCGCATCCTGATTGCGTCCTTGCGGCTCAGGAAAAAGATTGCAGGTGCGGAGATTTCTTCTAGCGCCCTTCGCATCATCTCATTTTCTCTCGTGAGATCACCCATCGCTCTGGCCCTCGATTTTGAGGGCGGTGCGGTCGTTCCACCCGTAGCGGATTAGAGCCTCCATCTCATCTGGCGGGCATCGTCCGTATTCCGTCTGACCTCGCGCTCCGCAATTCATGCACTCTATCCAGCCTTCCTGTGTGCCTTCGCGAGTAGAGTGGGATTCAAGCCGAAGCATCTCTGTCTCGGCGCAGAACGGGCAGGGCAGCAAATCACTCATCGCTCTGGCCCTCCTTGTTGAGGGCGGTGCGGCCAGTTCCGCCGCACTTCTCGCACGGCCCACCGAGCATGCTGCTGCTTATGCGCCTAAATCCATCTCCCCAGCACTCGACGCAAAGACCATCCGTGAGGCGTGCCACGGCAATAGAGGCTTGCTTTTCGACTTCCTGGTTGGCCAAGTAGAGGATGTGCTTGAGCGCCCTACTTGGATATCCGACACGGCCATATCGCTCTCGGATGGCAAGAGCTTCGGCCAGTGTTATCTCGGGTTGCTCACGCATCGCCACCTCCTGCCGTTGGGGCGGCGCGAACCAAACCAGTTGTGAGGTTGTCGATTTGTGTCAGGATGCCCATAAGGTCAGGGAGAGGTGCCCACTCCGGCGAGCGATCAGGGTAATGCTTTTCCGTCAGTGCGATGAGAAGCCGTTCGGCGTAGCGGTGCTCCTCACTCTGTTCCCGCTCCGGCTTGCCTGCCGTGAGGGCCGAGAGGATGCGGCGCTCGTAATCGGCCTGTGCGGCATACATGGCATCGTCCAAAGCAGGATAACTGCCTAGCGTCTCCCAATACTCGTCGCCAAAAAGGTACATTTGCAGGAGCCAGCCGTTAGGTGTTTGATCGATAAAATACTCATAGTCGAAATGTGTGCAGGTCGCTCTGAATCGCAGTTCCTTCGGCTTCTTCCACTCCAGCGCCTTCACCGTCCCGCTCGGCTGCGGGGCGTGGTGAGGATAAAGAGCACGCCTCTCAGCCTCTTTGGATTGCCACTGGAGACTAAAGTCCGGCCCCGCCACCGGCTCCCCGGCATCAGCTTCCGCTCGTACACGGGCGGCGGCTTCGAGCACCGTTCGTATCTCGTCCTCATCGCAGCCTCGGTCATATTTTTCCTGAAAAGCCATCTGCGCTGCGTCGATTTCTCTTTCACTCACCATTTCCATTCTCCTTCAGGAAGTTTCGGGCAGCGCGGAGGTGCTTGACCCGCAGTCGTCCGGCCACGGAATAGCGGGCATTGCTCATGGGCCAGAAAATGTCGTCGCCATCCTCGCCGTCTCCGATGTCCCATTCAGCCACCTCTGCGAACGGCTCGATCACCTTCATCGCCTCGGCAAGCTTGGCTTCGGCGGCTTCGGCGGCTTCGGCGCGAGCCTCCAAGTCGCCAACACCTATCTCGTCAAGTTTCTCCGTGAGGTATGCTGGATCAAGGATGCGCTGAACCCGCGCCTTCCAGTCATCCCGCTCCCGCTCCAACTCTTTGTTGCGCTCTAGGAGGGTGCGGATGAATGCATCCAGTGTGGCGATATCGTGCTTTGCGTCCTCGACAAAGAATATCATCTGCGCCCGTGACCCATCGGCAATGGCTTTGGGCGCTGCTCCATGGTATTGGCTGAGCTTCCGGCGCAGGTTTAGCCCCGCATAGTCTGGTGTGGTGTCAGTCATGGCGGGCCTCCTGGAATAGGCTTTTGGGTCCGGGGACAGGCAGCTTGATGCTTGCCTTGGCTTTCCGTTCTGCTGTCTTTTTTGTGATGCTGAATGGACGGCCTCTCATCTTCGGGCCGTCAACGATGCCGTGGTGTTTCTGGCGGATGGCCGCGACTTTCGCTTTCTCAGCTACGTCCTCCTGGGTCTTGGCCACATGGCACTTCTGGTGGACTGGACGCAGGTTGCGTTCGCGGTTCTCGCCGCCGTTGATAAGCGCTACGACATGATCCAGCGCCATTCTTTCCCCGGCTACAATCTTCCGGCTGCACAGGTAGCAGTTAGGGTGTTTGAGCAAGAGACGGTCGCGGACGCTCTTTGGTGCGCGATGATCGTCGGTGCGACCGATCCATTCCTTTACGGTGCGGGCCATCAGATAAGCCCTCCCGCTCGCCAGTCGTCCAATATCCGCTCAATATCGCGCTCTAGCTCGTCAAGCGCCTCCTGTTCCTTCTTGCGGTTGACGTAGCCGCGCAGCAGCTCGTGTGTCTGCAGGTAGGTTTCGCTGCGCCTCCTGTCCCTGCGTATGTCGTGAGGGGCGCGAAGAAGGGATGTCATGCCGCCCTCCCAAGCTCGTCACTTTCCACGCCAAGGAGGTCAGCAATCGCGTCGATCACCTTGACCTTGCTTTCCTGAAAGGCTTTCGCACCCATGGCCTTCATGGATTGGCTTTGCGCCGTGTAGACGCGAACAACAGCCTCGCGCACGATGACAACCGCATATTCGTCCATGGGTTTGATGAATGCTGCCACGCGCTGAGCTTCCGCCTTGCTGGCACAGACGATGGACCGCTCATCGGCATAGCCACAGCGGATCAGCATCTTCTTTCGCAAGTGCTCTGCCGTCGGGTATTCTTCCAGAAGATGGTCTGGAAGCGTCTGCCAAGCCTCGCTGATCAAGGCAAAAAAATGATTGTGGCTCGACTGGCTGCGGTCGCGGTGTTCAACCAGCTTGTATGTTTCGCCAACCACGTAAGTGAGATCAGCCCGCTTCGCCCAATATTCTGAGGCGGTTCTGAACTCACCTTCGCCTTCGTAGCGGAATAGAAGCGGGGCAGACATCAGCGCCACTCCGGAGCGAAGGGGATTTCGTCGTCAAGATCGACGCGCTGGCCTTCTGCCGCGTATCCGCTCTGCTCTGTCGCGAATTGCGATGGATGCGCTGATGCTGGCCGCTCATCGCTGGATGACTTGCCCTGCATCGTCACGTCATTGACGCGGATGGTGAGATAGGTCTTGCCCTCGTGCTCCCGGCGCCCAAGATCGCCGGAGACAGTGACAGGCGTTCCCTTGGTCAGATGCTTCTCAAGAGCCTCACCGCGCTTGCCCCACACTGAACAATCGAACCACATCGTGCTCTTGTTCTGGCCGTACCCATCATCGACGGCCACGGGAAAGCTAAGGACCGGATCACCGTTTTGAGTGCGGCGAAGCTGTGCGGACTTGCCAATGCGGCCGGCAATAGTGATGGTTTTCATCAGGCTGCTTCCTTTTCCTGTGCTGCAATACGCTCACGGGCAGCTTTGAACTTCTCGGCAGCCGCCATTTTGAAATCACGCGACCATCCTTCGTCGATGGACTTCTTCCGCCATTCGTCGGCGCATTGATCAACCGCTGCGATAGTTGCGCAGTCGAGAAGATCATCCTCAATTTCAGCAAGCCCGCGCTTCTGAGATGCCGCACTAGCGGCCTTTGCGATGGGGCGGGTGTGCCTCCATGGATCATCCTTGAAGCGCACGAACTGCTTCCTGCCCTGCACGTCACGGCTTTCGCAGGGGACCCACGTGTCTCCAAGAGCATAGAGGTAGCGGCCAATGCCCCACTTGACGGCGGCGCGTTTCAGGGCGTCGGAAAGCGCCCCTTTCTCGGCCTCGACGGCGGTATCACCAGCACCATCAGCCTTTGTAATCCATTCACCATCAATGCGGATGGAGAGATAGCAAACCGTTCGGGGACCGTTGAACTCATAGCGATCCTGCCAGTTTTCAGGACCGCACACGCTATCGAGGCGATCCATAACATCCCTGGCATCGAGATAGGCAAGCGCAAGTGCTTTCGTGCCGTCGCGCGTTACCGTCTGGGCGCGCCAGTGGACATCTTCTGGCGGGAACTCCGCAAACAGCTTTTTGATATCTTCTACCGTGCAGCTCATGTCACTTCGTCCTGATGGAGAGCGTTTCTTCACCAAGCGCCAATTCGGCACCGGGGATCTTGTCACCGGCCTCGATGGCCTTCTTGATCGCTGTCTTGTCGGCCTCTTTCTTGAGGCGGAAATAGCCTTGGGGGATGGCGTCCAGATCGGTGATTGCCACTGATGCCCTAGGGCTCTGGATGCTGATCGTCGCTTCTGGCAGGGTTATTTTCGGAAGGTCCGCAGCCTGCATCACGCTCTTTACGAGGGAGCGCATTGCCTCGGCCTTCTTCTCGAAGCGGGCGCGGCGTGAGGCGAGGGCGGCTTCCCGCTCCTTGATGGCCGCTGCCATTGTTTCGGCTTCGCGACGCTCATCGAGGGCGCGGGAGATGATCAATTCCAGATCAGTCTCACCTGCCAACATGTCCTCACGGAGCATGTCATCCTCAGCAAGCTCAGGAAGTTCGGTGCGAAGGCGTGTGATCTCGGCCTTGAGATAGGCGGCATCCACGTAAAGGGCTGTCATGCCTGCCTCCAGCTACGTGCATAGGAAAAGTGCTTCTTGGCGTCATTCCAGAGCCGATCCGACTTCTGGCGGAATTCTTCAAAGCGCTTGTCATTGCCGAGCGCTTTGGCTTTGAGGGCATCCCGCTTGTAGCTGTGAGCAAGGCGACGCTGCGTCATGGCCAGGGAGAAGAAGGCGGAACTGACTGCTGCCCTTTCGTCCTGCTTCTCGCGCTCCAGCATCCATTGGGGAGCGTGCTGCTTCTGGAGGGGGATCATGCCGCCTCCCTTTCCGCTTCGATCAGCCTTGCAAGAAGCTCGTCATCGTCCTCGGCCTTGTCGGCCACGATCAGACCAAGCTGCTGGAAGAACGTCTGATTGCTGCGCATCAGCTCGACGCCGTTGCGGTAGACGCTGGCGATGGAGATGACTGGCTCGCCGTGGAGCCATTCCAGATCGGCGTCCACCTCGCATTCGAAGTCGGGAATGACGGTGATGCCGGTTTCTGGATCTTCGATGTGCGTGCAGAAATAGAGCTTCATGACGGGCCTCACTTGAAGCTGACGGCTTGAACGCCGAGCGGAGCGGGGTGCTCAGGGCTTTCGAGCAAGCCCACTAAGGCGACGCTGGCGACGATGAGGACTGCTACAGCTTTCTCGATCATGGGTTTCTCCCGCGTTGCCGGCAGATCGGCGGTTGCTTCTTCGTGCCGGACCAATACCAACTTTATACCAGAATGGAATTGTCAGCGCAATACCAATCTGGCATAATTTTGGTATGGTTGATAGCAACGAGCAAAACGGCAGCACTGCTGCAGAATTTCTTCAGCGTCGCGATATGTGGATTCGCTGGGTAGTGGAGAGCGACATGGGACTGCTGGCGAAGGTCGTCGGTGTCCACCTGGCAATGCGCATGAATGTGCGAAATCAATCGGCGTGGCCGAACATCAGAACCATTGCAAAAATGCTTAACCGGTCATCGCGCCAAGTCACGCGAGCCATTTCCGAGCTGGAGAATGAGAGGGCGCTTTATGTCGCCAGAGTCGAGGGAAAGGGGAATATCTACTATCTGCGTCTACCAACAGACCCCTGACAAATATGTCGGTACTACCCCTGTCAAATATGTCTGCCGTAATAACGTAAAGCTGAATTACGGAAAGGTTGTTATCTCTAGATATAGGGCTCTAGAGAGGGAGTATTATATCTACTAGAGGATTTGGGGCCTAAAACGATACCGGCTCAAACTTGCCAGTGACGATGCCCTTGACCGAAATTTCGGTGTCCTCCCCCCCGCTCAGAACGATTGGTTTGTGTGCGCTGTTAGTGCTTCTTGGCACCAAAAGCGTTTTTCCTCCCGAAAACTGCACCTCTTTCAAGGTTGTTTCGACCAGTTGCATGCCGGCCATTTGCCGCTCGACATGGATGATCATGCCACTCTTTAGCGCCAGACCACTTCCCGCAAAATCGACGCAGGTGACATAGCACCCGTCTGGAAATCGCAAGTTCATCGAGTCCCCGGAGACAAGCAGCGCATACTGCTTTGCGTGGGGGAACCGCGGATCTCGTGCAACATGAATAACTTCTCTTTCTTCTTCTGCGTCCAGGATGGAAATGTCTCTCCAGTCTCCTGCCCTTACAATTCCCATTATTGGCAGCCCTATGACCTCTAATTGTTCTGTTTTTTTCTCGAATATGAGCATTTCAGGAGTCACTCCAAGGTGCGGCGCAATACGCTCCGCCCACTCTTTCGTGAGTTTGCGTTCACCTGCTTCGAGGCGACGGATTTGCGGCTGAGATGTTCCTACCAGCTCGGCAAGTGCCGACTGGGACAGGCCCTTTTTAATTCTAAGGTTGCGAAGAATGCTCATTCCTAAGCCATAATACCGCCCGCTAAACCGCGCAAAGTCCATTGTGGTATATTTGGTCTTGAATGATGCATACCAATGTGGTATGGACATCGTCATGAGACTGAAAGTGTACCTCGAAGAACACGGAATTAGCGGCGCGGCATTTGCCAGGATGATCGGCACCCACCAGGTGAACGTTCATCGCTACATGCATGGCCAGCGCTTCCCGTCGCCGCAGATCATCGCGAAGATCGATAGAGCCACGAAGGGCAAGGTGACTGTTCGTGACTGGTACGAGCAGGCCCAGGAAGGTCTCTGCAAGAAGGAGAGCGCTGCATGAGCATCCACTCCTTCCCCCGCTGCTCCGGCTACCTCAAGGCCATGAATGTCCGCCTCGAAGATCCGGAAATGACGGATTATTGGTGCGCGGTCATGGTCGCAGACGCGTTCACTGACGAGGACTTGGCGGCGGTCGGCACAATCAACTTTGAAACCATGAACGGCGATCAGCTTCTGACAGAGTTTGAGAAGCTGCTGGCGTCGAAGCGCGCCGCGATTCCGAGCCTCTCGCATGCCGACATGGAGAGCTTGAAGGCATTCTTCGGCTCTCGCGGGGTCAAGGCGTCGGCACTCAAGAGCGCGGAAGATTTCTGGCATTGCGCAAGCATCCTCTGGCCTGACGTGGTGAAGAAAAACGAGCGCGGCCCGCTTGTCGATCTCCTGAGCCGTATTCGGGACATGTCGAAGAAGCATCGGCAGATCGCCTCCCAAAACATCAGCAAAATTCCCACCAAGTGGAGGGCCCGCGCATCATGACCAAGATCAACGATGGTGGACCGGCGTTTCCGGCTCTGGATTTTAATCGTCAACCAGACCCCAACGCATCGGCATTATTTCCCGGGATGAGCTTGCGCGACTGGTTCGCAGGGCAGGCGTTGGCGGGCATTATTTGCAAGTCCCCGTTTGTTCGAGTTGAGAGTTTTCATGAAGCATTTCAGGCCTCTGCGATGGGCGCATACGAATACGCCGACGCCATGCTTGCCGAACGCTCCAAATCCCAGGGGCAAGAACCATGACGGCCACCATCATTCCATTCCACCCCGATCCGCACTCCTCAGGCGCTACGGCGGCTAGCGCAGCATACCAAGGGGGTCAGCGGGCAGCGCAAAAAGCGGACGAGCTATCTGGTGGGTCGCTCGCCGTTGATCGGGGCCGCGTAGATGCGGACACTTCACGGACGTTCAATGACCCCCATGCCGCCACGAATTCTCATTGCCGCGACTACTCCTCCCGCGCGGCAAGCGCCGGGGAGGGCATGCCTCCTCCCGCGCCTTCCCCGGCCACCCCTTATTCGCCCTGGTCTGTCTCGAAAGCACAATGGTGGCAGACCAGATGAACGCGTCTGTTGTCATTATCGGCCTCCCGGGCGGCGGGCCTAGCGGAGGGAAGCCGGTGCGGCGGGACATTGTGCCCGGCTTCCCTCCCTTCCGCGCCCGAGGACAGCGCGTCTGTGATCTCTTCGGAGCCATTATTCAGGCGCTCCGAAGCCTTCCTTTTCAGCCTTGCGTCCATGACTGCAATCAAGCGGCGCGCGGCCTCACCCAACGTCTCCACCTCCCTGCTTCTGTCGCCTCTCGTGTTCATGGAGAGAGGCTAACCGAAGGGGGATGCAATGTCCGACAAAGGTTTTGAAGGATCTGACAAAATGGGTGTTGAGTATGTCAGTGAAGTAAAGGGTATGGCGGACTTCATTGTCCGTCAGGCTCATCGTGGCCCCGGTGACACGGTGGACGCAGCCATGCACCGGGCAGAGCGGATGTTTGGCGCCCCTGCAGCATGGCTGCACAGGCTCCGGTATCGCGAAGTGAAAGACCTCCCAACATCGGCGTTCTTCGCGATTGTTCAAGCTTACAGGGCGGCGTGTGAGGCAAGCGAAAAAGCCTACGCGGTGGAAAGGGATTTGGCCGATGCGCGCAACTCGAAGGTTCTTTGGCTGGCTGATCTTGTGGCTGGACCGCAAGTGGGGCAGCCGGAAAGGCAGAGTCGTGAAGGAGGGTAGGCGCCATTTCCTCCGCGTCACTCTGGCGGTGCTTGTTTTCTACGCTGCCATCGCTGCCGTGCTCGTCTGGACGATGGGGGTGCTGTGATGGACGCCTATGCATCCTTTCTAGAGCGCAAGCGCATGGTCGATCCTATGACAGGGCTCGATAACGTTCCCGATCTGCCTAATTTCCTTTTTCCGCACCAGCGCGACATTGTTGCTTGGGCATTGCGCAGGGGCAGGGCGGCAATCTTTGCTGGCACTGGCCTTGGCAAGACGGCAATGGAGCTCGTTTGGGGGGATGAGGTTGCGAAGCATACCGGCAAGCCCGTCCTGATCTTTGCCCCACTAGCAGTCTCACAGCAGCATATCCGAGAGGCTGACAAATTTGGACTTTCGGCTCGCATCGTCAAGGATCAGGGCGAATGCGCCGATGGTGTGAATGTCACCAACTATCAGAAGATAGAGCATTTCGACCTGACTGCTTTCGGCGGCATCGTGCTGGATGAAAGCAGCATTCTCAAAAGCACGAACGGCCATTACCGGACGCGGCTGATCGAGGAATGCCGCAATGTCCCGTTCCGGCTCGCAGCTACCGCCACACCCGCGCCGAACGACTTCATGGAGCTTGGCAACCATGCCGAGTTCCTGGGCGTCATGTCCTACACCGACATGCTTGCAACTTTCTTCGTCCATGACGGCGGAGAAACGCAGAAATGGCGACTGAAGGGACATGCGGAAAACGAGTTCTGGAAGTGGATGGCGTCATGGTCTGTCATGCTTCGCCAACCTTCCGATCTTGGCTACCCGAATGATGGATATGACCTGCCGCCTCTCAAGCAGACGCAGCATCATGTTGCTGCGGATTATGCGCCGTCGCTGGATACCGGGCTACTATTCCCGGTCGAGGCGCATACGCTACAGGAGCGCATCGCCGCGCGGCGGGACACGGTTGAAGAGCGTGTCGCGCTTGCCGCATCCATTACGCCAGAAGATCGCCCATTCGTCTGGTGGTGCAATCTCAATGCCGAGGCGGATGCGCTTACAAAGGCCGTCCCAGGGTCCGTCAATCTTCATGGTGGTCTAAAGGACATCGAGAAAGAGCGCATCCTTGTCGATTTCTCGGAAGGTCGCATCCGCGTTCTTGTCACCAAGCCATCGCTCGCCGGTTTCGGGATGAACTGGCAGCATTGTGCTGACACCGGCTTTGTTGGCCTGAATGACAGCTTCGAGCAGGTGTTTCAGGCCATTCGACGCTTCTGGCGGTTTGGACAAACCAAGCCCGTCAATGTCCATTTCATCGCGGCGGAGACGGAGGGCGCTGTGGTCGCCAACCTCCGGCGCAAGGAGGCCGATGCCGAGCGCATGGCAGCGGCCATGGTCAAGCATATGGCTGATCTTTCGTCGGTCGAGGTCAGGGGAATGGCCCGCACGGTAGCCGACTACAACCCGAAACAGCCTGTCATCATTCCAGAGTTTTTGCGGAGGGCTGCATGAACCAGCATGAAAGCATCATGGCGGTCGATCAGGTCGTGACGCCAGATTATGCGATCTATCAAGGCGATTGCTGTGAGCTTATTCGCGCTATTCCCGGCGACAGCATTCACTTCGGCATTCATAGCCCGCCTTTCGAGGGGCTTTACAAATTCAGCAACTTCGACCGCGACATTTCGAACAATGAGGGTGACAGCTTTTGGCAGCATTATGCCTTCCTCATTCAAGAGCTTCTTCGCGTCACCATGCCGGGGCGGCTCCATGCGGTTCACGTGATGCAGCTTCCCGCGTCAAAAATCCGACATGGCTTCATCGGCATGCGGGATTTCCGGGGCGAGGTCATTCGCGCTTATGAGGATGCAGGCTGGATATTCCATAGCGAAGTCTGCATCTGGAAAGATCCAGTCGTCGCGCAGCAGCGCACCAAATCCATCCGCCTACTGCACAAGCAGATCGTCAAAGACAGCACTATCAGCGGTCAGGGACTTGCCGATTACATCGTCACATTCCGTAAGCCGGGAGAAAACCCCGAGCCTGTTGCGGGCTGTTTCAGTCGTTATGTCGGATCAGGGCCGGAACCGGATCGCTCGAAATACACCACGCCGACCGATGGTCGGAATTGGTATTCAATTGAGGTTTGGCAGCGGTATGCCTCGCCTGTCTGGATGGACATCAACCAGACGAGAACGCTCCAATATCGCAATGCTCGGGACGAGAAGGACGAAGTTCATATCTCGCCTCTGCAACTCGACGTAATTGAGCGCTGCATCGACCTTTGGAGCAATCCCGGTGAAACCGTACTAACGCCATTCCTTGGTATTGGCAGCGAGGTTTATGGCGCGGTTGCCGCTGGTCGTAAGGGCATCGGCTTTGAGCTTAAGCCATCTTATTTCGTGCAGGCCGTCAAGAATATCGCAGAGCTTCACCGGGCGCGGACGGAGGATCTATTCGCGGAGGCAGTTGCATGACCATTGCTCCCAAGCCCTCTGAATTCCAGATCCATGCAGCCATCGTGGAGTACCTGCGCAGGGCGCTTCCTGATGGATATCGGGTGGAATGCAACCTTAATAACCCGCGCAGCAAGGCGGATGGTGCTCGTCTTAAGGCGATGGGCCTTACCGCTGGCCGTCCTGACATAGAGATCATCGGTCCCGGGGGCTCTGTCGCTGTTATCGAGATCAAGGCTCCGAAGGGGCGTCTTTCACCTACCCAGAAAGCCTATCAGGAATGGTGCGATGACTGGCATGTGCCTCACTGTGTCGCCCGCTCCATAGGCGATGTCCAAGCCTTCCTCATTGATCTGAATGTGCCGGTGAGGTGTACGGCATGAGAAAGCTGCGCGTCCTCGATTTGTTCAGCGGTATCGGTGGCTTCTCGCTTGGCCTTGAGCGCACTGGTGGCTTCGAGACAGTAGCCTTCTGCGAGATCGATCCGTTCTGCCGCCGTGTGCTGGCGAAGCATTGGCCGGAGGTTCCCTGTTACCATGACGTTCGAGAGCTCACAGCCGACACTCTTCGCAGAGACGGAATTGCCGCCGATATCATCACTGGCGGGTTCCCGTGCCAAGATATCAGCACCGCCGGGAAGCAGGCCGGCTTGGGCGAGGGCACTAGGTCAGGGCTCTGGTCAGAAATCGTCCGACTTGCTTGCGAAATTCGACCGAAATTCCTCATCGTGGAGAACGTTGCAAACCTGCTTAGTGGCCCATCTCACAAGCCAGGCGGGTGGTTTGGCCGAGTTCTCGGAGACTTGGCCGAATGCGGGTACGATGCGGAATGGGAGAATATACCAGCGGCTGCCTTGGGCGCTCCGCACGTTAGAGAGCGCGTCTGGATTATTGCCTACCCCTCGGAAGAACGACAGTCAAAAGAGAGGCAACTTCGATATACATCAGTTGCGGAATGGCTTTCCTGCTGCGGTGAAGCGGTTATTTCTTCCCACGCTGGGCAAGAACGAGCCGAAGGGCGCAAGCCGCAACAGGTATCGGGGTTCTCCGCATTTTCGTGGTGCCAAAATGTCCGAAGGGCTGAGGATCTGCGAGGACGATCCGATATACCTCCACCCCTCTTTCGCGGAAGCCGTGATGGGATTCCCAATTGGGTGGACCGAATTGGGTCCTGCGGAAACGCAGTAATCCCACAAATTCCAGAGCTGATCGGCTACGCCATACTCGAAAGCATGGCGCGGCCGGCATGACCTTCACTCATTCCGAAATGGCTCTTGAGCTGCAGAAGCTCGTCTGGAGCAAGACCACTTGGCTTTCTGATCACGGCTCCAAGCGCCCCTATCATGAAGTTGAAACCCGCAAGCGTGAATTGGCTGTGCTTGAGCAGGCTGCCGCCATGTTTGAGCGCGCTGCTAAGAAACAGGAGGAAGCGGCATGAAATACGCCTCACAAATCAAGGGCCTCGTCCTTGATGCAATCAGAAGCCTCTACCCTTTTCTGGTGTGCGCAGTCTCAGCCCAAATGATCTCAATTACATGGAGCGAGGTGGGAAGCACGTCGGCGCGGTTGGCATTCACCGTTGTCGGCATGCTCGGCTTCGTGTGGGCCCTCGATCTAGCAGAGACCAAAGGGTACTCCCGCGGCACCGCCAAATACGCATCGCTGTTCCTCGATTTCATTACGTCAGCGAATGACAAGGAAATCATCATTACGCACCGCACAGAAGACCGGCAGGGGGCGTCAGAATGAGAAGGCAGCTAGACGCAGACCTTGAGGGCTTCGATACCTTCTGGAAGCTCTGGAGAGGCCATTGCCGCAAGACGGACGGAAGGGGAAAGGCCCGCCCCGCCTATCAGCAGATGCTGCAGCTAGGGGCAGACCCGCAGGACATCATAGACGGCGCCCGCTGGTATCTCCGTAATATGAGCGATCGGGACGCGCCATACATTCCACTAGCCTCGACATGGCTGCGGTCAGAGCGGTGGGCAGATGATTGCGAGCTGGAGCGCGCCTACCAGGCCCGCCTGCAAGAGCGCCAATCCCAATCCAACGTCGTCTCCATGTCTGCCTCGCGCCCAACCAAGAAGACGCGCTTCCTCGAATATTGGGAGCGAATGAAAGCGGAGAATGCGTAATGTACAACAGCTCTGAAACCTACCGCGTCGGCTTCAACCCTGACTTTCTTGCCAGAGTCCGCAAGAAAAAGCGGGCGGAGGCTAAGAAGGCGGCCAAGGAAGAGATGCGCCGGCAGATCGAGGCAAGAGCTAAGCAATATGCAGAGCGCGCCAAGCAGATGGAAAAGAGTCTGGACACCCTCAAGGCCCAGCGCGCGGCGGAGATACGTTTCTCGAAGATGATGGCGGAAATATCCAGCCGCTCAGAAAAGCGCCGATCCGCACCCATCCGCGTCATTGATATCATTGCGATAGTCGCTGCCAAGCATGGCCTGACCATCGGTGACATCAAGGGACCATTGCGGCAGAGGAACATCGTGCTTGCGCGCCATGAGGCGATAGCACTGGCTCGCAAGGAGCGGCCTGATCTTTCCCTGACTCAGCTCGGCCGGCAGTTTGATCGGGATCACACATCTATCCTGCATGCGCTCAGAAGGATGGGCATGCCCACGGCATCGCGTCAGGAATAATCACCATCACAGCGGCGGGGACTATAATGGGACAGCTTACACAGATCATCAATGACGTGGCGGACTGGGCCGACGAGCGCCATGTCGATTACGCCATCTTCCGCGATGGTGGGGATTGGACACTGCAGCTCAATTTCTCGGACGCGAAGGGCAAATTCATCCAATTCTTCCCACTTCCAGATCGCGAAAGTGGCCGCCTCCATAAGCAGCTCGACAATCTCTGCATCGAGGCCCGCAAGAGACGCATGCAGCGTGTGGCTTACGGAAAGGCGGGGGTGTGATGGCGAAAGCATCGAAGCGAAAGCGCAAGGGAGGCCGCCCGTTAAAGCAGGGCGTCCCCCGCGTGCCGGGAAGCGGGCGCATATCAAGATCGGCAGAGGCGCAGATCATCCTCTCTCGTGAGAAGGCCATGGAATATCGCCTGATGATGGAAGCAGCCACATGGAAGCGCCGCCAGATCGATCCGTCATTGACGGTGGAGAAGGCCAGACAGCAGGAGCATGGATCGGTGATTCATCGATGGGAAGCGCAGCACAGCAGCTTTCGCAAGAGGCATGGCGAGGATAAGCCGGATCCGATGTGCTTCACTCAGCATGATCGGCAGATATGCGAGAACATTCAAGAGGCCTATGAACGCTATCGCGCCGCTATCGCCTCCCGCAACATACGCTCATCGAGCGATTTCAGCGGCCCCGGCGGCTTTGATGGCCGCGACCCCTTCGATGAGGATCGCGAAAAGCGCGAAGCAAGGGCAATTCAGCGCTGGAAGGAGATACGCAGGGCAATACTGGATAGCGGCCCGCTCGGCATGATGGCTGTCGAGGCGATAGTGTTTGAGAATAAGCCCGCCGATAAGCTTATCGGAGACTTGCGCCTTGCCATCAATGCCGTGGATAGGCTGGGCCGGCACTCAAAGGCTGCTTGACTTTGTCGGCAAAATGGATCAAGGATGAAACTCATAATGGGCGCTTTGTAGGTAGAGTGCCTTTTTTGATCCGCAGCTGCGAGGCGGATGCGGGAAGGATAGTAGCCCCTAGCGGGCGAAAGGCAGAGGCTAGCGAACCTGCCGCCCCTTAAGTCTGCCGCCTCGCATTCCATCCGCGCCGTGGCTCAGGGTATGGCAAGGTGCCCTCACGGATAGACGTCAGGTCTGCTTGCCTTGCCCGCGCAGATGCGGAGTCGTCACCGCGTAAGAGTGACGCCGGAAGCTGGCAACCGGCCAAATAATTTCACAGTCAGTCCGGCACCACGCAACATTCTTGGCAGCACCTATCCCACAGGCGTAGGCTGCTCGGGCTACCAGATCAGGACGGCGGCGCTGAAAGCAGAAGCGCGGCGAATGGAACAGGTCCCGCTGGTCGGATCAGTGGAGCCGGGGTGAGGACCGGTAGCAAGGCTTATGGCTTTGGCTATTCGAGAAGGGCCGCCCCAGCAGCCGGAGTAGCGCCCGGCCCGTCCTGAGCCAGTCTTCCCCGGCCAGTCCGCCGTCCTCTCATCGCTCCGGCTGCCCGCCCAGCGAGGGGAGTATACTACGCTCCAAGTAGTGGCGCTAGTAGACCGAATTGTCGATGGCGCGAGGCTGCATTGATCAAAACACGCGTGACACAGCGCATACGCGGACGCAAGGGTCAGGAGCTGCGCAGACGCCGCTTACTCCGCACCAACTACCTCTGCGAGATGTGTCAGGCCAAGGGCATCACAAGGCTAGCCGACGAGGTAGATCACATCATCCCGCTAGATCATGGCGGTGAGGATGTGGACGAGAACACACGCAATCTCTGTCGAGATCATCACCTGGACGTCACTGCCGAGCAGTTCGGGCATCGCAAGCGCGTTACCATCGGCGTGGACGGCTGGCCCGTTGAGTAGGGGGGGGTGCCTGAAAGTTCAGAAGCACTCACCTCGGACACCAGCGCGGGCCCGCAAAAATCATAAACCGTAACAGAAAAGGTTTTCCGTTCAGGAAATTTGAAACCATGGCAAAGCGTGGCAGGAAGTCTGCGGCATCACTTGAGATCGTATCTTCCCCCGCCGCAGTTGAAGCAGTCGAGCGCCCCGACGCTCCCTACGACCTGACGGATGAGCAGGCGGCGGAATGGTGGGCTGTAGTTGATCGCCTCCCGGCAGATTGGTTCCCACGTGAGACACACGCTCTGCTAGCTGAATATTGTCGGCATGTCGTGAAATCGCGCCGCATTGCGCAGCTGATTGCCGATGCGGAGAGCGCTGAGGAAATCGACATCGATACGCTCGACAAGCTCTACAAGATGGCCGAGCGGGAGAGCCGGGCGATTTCTTCGCTGGCGACGCGGATGCGCATCAGTCAGCAGGCGACTTCCACGCATCGCGCAGATAAGGGAAAACGGGGCGTTAGAAAGCCCTGGGAGGCTTGATTTTACTTCCTGTGCAAGAGGCGATTTGCTATAATTTCCAATAATTTAAGGAGGATATTATGCAAAGAGCCCGGTCTGCAATCGGTCGCGATGTGGTATCCCGTCAGGGATCATTTTTGATGAAGAATGAGACGGCGCAAGAGGCGCTAGCGGGTGCGGGCTTTGGGCGCGGGCGGGAAGTTTTCGGGTTCAATCAGGGGACATTCTCGCTGATCGATTTGATCGATGCGGTTATCGATTACACCGGGCAAGCGGATTGCGTTATCGCGACATGGACAGCCGCAAAGGCGGAAATGAAGCACGTCCATAGCTGGCTTGAGAAAGATCGTCTTTCCAGTGCCCGATGGATGGTTGATCGCAGCTTTCTGAACCGCCAGCCGGAGCTGTGCGCTCATCTCCGCCGCGTCTTTGGGGATGAGAATATCAGGGTTTCGCGGTGTCACGCGAAATTCGTCCTTCTCGGCAATGAAGACTGGTCGGTGACGCTTCTCACTTCGATGAACCTGAACAGGAACGCGCGGATCGAAAATTATCTCGTGAGCGATTGCCCTGTGCTCTTTCGAGAGTACCACGCGCTGATTGATCGCGTGTACGAGGGGCAAGAAGATGCGGCGGGGTTCGGCGATTATTCCGCAGTGTCCAAGGTAATGGATGCGGTTTCATATGGCGGGACACGAAAGCAGAAAAAGAAAACGCTCGTCGCCCGCCCGTGGTGAAACCCGCGCCGAACGGAACATTCGCTGGATAGAGACTTATTGTCGCGTTCCAAAGGACGAGGGAGTTGGGGAGCCGGTCAGGCTCAGGGATTGGCAAAAGGACGAGCTGAAGCGGATTTACGACAATCCGGCGGGGACACGCCGCGCGATCCTCTCATTCGGGCGGAAGAATGGGAAAACGGCCTTAAGCGCATTCATCGTGCTTCTGCACCTATGCGGACCGGAAGCAAGGCCCAACTCGAATATCTACAGTGCTGCGCAGGCCCGACATCAGGCCGCGATCCTTTTCGACTATGCTGCCAAATCTGTGCGGTTCTCGCCCGATCTCGCTGCGGTCCTGACCATTCGTGACACGGCCAAACAGATTGCCTGCCAGGAGCTTGGGACTATTTACGGCGCATTATCCGCCGAGGCCGCCACGGCATACGGGCTTTCGCCATCGTTGATTATTCACGACGAGCTTGGGCAGGTGCGTGGTCCGCGCTCGGAGCTCTATGAGGCATTGGAAACATCGACTGGTGCTCAGCGCAACCCGTTGTCAATCATCATCTCGACACAGGCGCCGAACCCGAATGATCTGCTTTCGGTGCTGATAGATGACGCTCAGACAGGCGCTGACCCCCGCGTTGTGCTGAGCCTCTATACCGCACCCGATGATGCCGACCCGTTCGACGCCGAAACGATTAAACTGGCAAATCCAGCATTTGGAGACTTCCAGAACGCTGCCGAAACCCTGGCGATGGCGGAAGACGCGCGCCGCATGCCAAGCCGTGAACCGGAATATCGCAACCTCATTCTCAATCAGCGCGTTGAGATGTTCGCGCCGTTTGTGTCCCGCTCGGTATGGGCAGGATGCGGCGATCCAACAGTGAAGGATTTCGGCGGTCTTCCGTTGTTTGGCGGGCTCGATCTTTCCAGCGTCAATGACTTGACGGCAAAGGTCTATCTCGCTCCTGTCGATGGGATTTGGCACGTGAAGCCTACATTTTGGCTTCCGGGTGAGGGCCTGAAAGAGAAATCCCGTAATGATCGCGTGCCCTATGATGTGTGGGCAGAGCAGGGTCATCTTCGCACCACTCCGGGGCGGACGATTGATTACGAGTTTGTTGCTGCCACGCTCTACGCGGATTGCGAACAGGGCGACATACGCAAAATCGCCTTTGACCGCTGGAACTGGCGGCATCTTAAGCCGTGGCTTCTGAAGGCCGGTTTCTCTGAAGAGCAGGTTGAGGGTGATGACGCCATTTTTGAGCCGTTTGGGCAGGGCTACCAGTCCATGTCGCCGGCCTTGCGGGATCTGGAAAGCGATCTTCTTGAGGGTCGCATTGCTCACGGCAATCACCCGGTTTTGACGATGTGTGCTGCCAACGCGGTGGTTACGAGCGATCCAGCCGGAAATCGCAAATTGGATAAGGCGAAAGCTTCGGGCCGGATCGACGGCATGGTGGCACTAGCGATGGCTAGATCGGTTGCCGGAACGTTCTCAGCCAAGCCCGAACCGCAGTTCCAGATGTACGTCTTCGGCTGATCAAACCTAACATTTTCAACGATTGGAGGTCCGTCATGATCATGGCGAACCGCGCCTATTCCGTGCTCGAAGTAAAAAGCGTGGCAGAGGACAAGCGCATTATCCGCGGCGTCGCGACTACGCCGACGACTGACAGGGTTGGGGATATTGTTGAACCGCTGGGCGTGTCCTTTAAGAACCCCATGCCCCTACTCTGGCAGCACAAACACGATAAGCCTGTTGGAACCGTGAAGTTCAACAATCCAACGGAAGACGGCATCACGTTCGAGGCTGAGATTCCTCAGATTGTCGAGGCGGGAACACTGCGGGATCGGATCGAGGAAGCATGGCAATCGGTCAAGGCGGGCCTTGTCTCTGCCGTCTCCATCGGCTTCCGGCCCATCGAATACGCCTTCACGGACGAAGGCATTCGTTTCATCAAATCAGAAGTGTTTGAGCTTTCGCTCGTCACCATTCCGGCCAATGCCGACGCGGTGATTACTTCCAAAAACTTTGATGCTGAGATGGCGTCGATCATCAAACAGCATGACATCGGCATTCCCGCCGATCCTGAAATTCAGAGTCAGCCTGAACCCGCCGCGTCTGGCAAAGCGGTTCGCGTTGTTCGTCTGGATGCTCCGGCCCGCGATCGGGCAAAACCCTTTGTAATCCGCTCGATCAAGAGGACTTAGATCAATGAGTAAGTATGCAGAACAGATCGCTGCATTCGAGCAGAAGCGTGCTTCTCTCGTCGCGGCGAATGAAGAAATCATGGCGAAGGCTGCGGCTGAGGGTGCGACGCTTGACGCTGAGCAGCAGGAATCGTTCGATGGCAATCAGGATGACATCAAGGCTATTGATGATCACCTGAAGCGTCTTCGCGCCATGGAAAAAGCGGCTGGCGAAGCAGCGAAGCCGATTGAAGGTACTTCGGAGCAGAGGGGCCGCGAGAGCCGTGTTCCGGCACAGATCAAAGCAGCTAAGCCTGCTCCTGGCATTCGCTTTGCCCGTTATGCTCGCTGCTTGGGTCTTGCGCGTAAGCAGGGTCGCGATCTGATGAGCGTGGCTGAAGAGCAATATGGTACGCGCGACCCCGACTTGATCGGCATTGTTAAGGCGGCTGTCACGGCAGTGAACACGAACACCGACTCCGCGCTTATCGGGAATGAGGGCGGCTTCGGAGATTTCGTGGAATTTCTGCGCCCCATGACGATTGTGGGCCGCTTCGGCGCTGGCGGCATTCCCGGCTTGCGCCGAGTGCCGTTCCGCGTTCCGCTGATCACCCAGACTGGCGGTGCGACTGGTTACTGGGTGGGTGAGGGTGCGGCCAAGCCGCTTACCAAGCCCGCGTGGGGCCGTACGGAACTTTCGCCGCTCAAGGCTGCGAACATCGCAGTTGCGACGATGGAGGCTTTGCGGGATAGCTCGCCTTCCGCCGAAACGCTCCTGCGTGATGATCTTGCAGCAGCAATTGCGGCGGCGATCGATACAGCGTTCATCGATCCGGCGAATGCTGGCACAGCGGGCGTAAAGCCAGCCGCAATCACAAATGGCATCACGGCGATCCCGTCAACCGGCAATGACGCAGCGGCGATCCGAGAGGATGTCCGTGCGGCAATGGGTGCGTTCATCGCTGCCAGCAACCCGCTTTCGTCCGGTGTATGGATCATGTCGGCAAGCACTGCGCTTGCTCTGTCCATGATGCGCACTGCTTTGGACCAGCCAGAGTTCTCCGGCATCACCATGAACGGCGGCACGTTCTTCGGACTGCCTGTCGTCGTGTCTGAGTACATCGACGGCTATGTGGTTCTGGCGAACGCTTCCGACATCTGGTTTGCAGATGATGGTGGCGTGGCGGTGGACATGTCCACTGAGGCGTCTCTGGAAATGGCGGACAATCCTTCGGGATCGTCCGTCACGCCAACCGCCGCGGAACTGGTCTCGATGTTCCAGACTAACAGCGTGGCCTTCCGTGCCGAGCGCACCGTCAACTGGGCGCGCCGTCGCGCAACCGGCGTAGCGGTGATCTCCGGTGTCGAATGGGGCACGCCTGCCGAAGAAGAAGGCGGCGACGGCTAACACTGCCTGATCAACATGATCGGTCGCGGGAAACTGCGGCCGGTCTCCCTCCATATGGAGAAGTCCATGAAAAAGACGCTAGTTGCCAACCAGCCGATGACCTATGCCACGCGCCGTCTGAAAGCTGAGGACGAATTTACCGCTTCCCGCCGTGACGCCGATTTGCTGGTCCGTATCGGCCGCGCCCGCTATGCCGTAGCGAAACCGAGTGATGAGGACGATCTGGCGGAATTGCGCCGGCAGTATGAAGATGTCGTCGGAAAGCGCGCCTATCATGGATGGGATGCGGCCGAACTCAAGCGCCGTATGGCTGAAGCCGGCGAATAATCATGCGCGTGTTCGGCCTCCCAATTCCGTTTACTGGCAAGCGTCAGAAAGCCTTGTCGCCTGTTGGCGGCAGGGGCTGGCTGCCTGTCGTGCGGGAATCCTTTTCCGGCGCCTGGCAGCGGAATGTGGAGATCCGAAAGGAAGCGGTGCTGTCGCATCATGCCGTCTTTGCCTGCCAGACGCTGATTGCCTCGGACATCGCTAAGCTGCGCCTTAGGCTCGTGCAGCGCGATGATAATGGCATCTGGACCGAAGTGCCGAACCGGAATTTTCGCATCATCTCCAAGCCGAACAGCTACCAGACTCGGCTTCAGTTTTATGAAAGCTGGGTGTTATCCAAGCTTCAGTCCGGCAATGCCTATATCCTGAAAGAGCGCGGCCCGCGTGGGATTGTCGGCCTGCATGTCCTTGACCCTGGTAGGGTTACACCACTGGTGTCAGATAGCGGCGAGGTCTTTTACGAACTGAGCGCGGACCAGCTTGCGGGCGTAGGGGATAGCTTGGTTGTCCCGGCACGCGACATCATCCATGACCGCTTCAACTGCCTGTTTCATCCGCTCGTCGGCCTGTCTCCTATTTTCGCATCCGGCCTTGCCGCGATGCAGGGGCTTGCGATTCAGAATGACAGCACATTGTTCTTCCAGAACGGGGCTCAGCCGGGCGGCATCCTGACCGCGCCGGGCGCGATCTCGGATGAGACGGCCGCACGCCTCAAGGAATATTGGGACACGAATTTCTCAGGCGCGAACGCTGGCAAGGTGGCGGTAGTAGGCGACGGCCTCAAATATGAGGCGATGCGCGCCAAGGCGGTCGATAGCCAGGTGATCGAGCAGCTGCGCTGGTCTGCCGAGGTGGTGTGCGGCGTCTACCACGTCCCAGCCTTTATGATTGGGGTTGGGCAGGAGCCCAATTACAACAACGTCCAGAACCTCACGCTGCGCTATTATTCGCAATGCCTCCAGAGGCTGATCGAAGACATTGAAGCCCTGCTTGATGACGGCCTTGGCCTGAATGGTGACGCGGGCACCGGACAAAGCCTTGGCACAGAGTTCGATCTGGATGACCTGTTGCGCATGGATACGGTGACGCAGTTTGATGTCGTCCAGAAGGCAAAGGGCACGGCAACGCTCAATGAGGCGCGCCGCAGGGTCAATCTAGGCCCGGTCGATGGTGGTGATACGATCTATCTCCAGCAGCAGGATCACAGCCTCGCAGCCATTGCAGCGCGTGATGAGCAATTGATTGATCTGGTCAATAATCCCCCGGCTCCTGCTGAGGCACCCCCGGCAAACGATAATCTTGCCGATCAGGCCAACGCTGCCCTTGTCGAAATCTACAAAGGACTGCGCGGATGACATTCGATGGCAAGGCGTTCGGCGCTCAAATCGTTGATGCCGTCAAAGCGCATGTTTCTGATGTGCTGGCGCCTGTCCTCAGGCGGCTGGATGCCATAGAGGCACGCCAGCCTGAGAAGGGGGATAAAGGCGATCCCGGCGAGCGTGGCCTCGATGGTGCCCCCGGCAAAGATGCGCTGCCACCATCGAGGGAGCAGATCGTTGAAGCGATCTTGTCTGTGCCCGATGTGCTGGACGAGGCAGTGCAGAGGTACCTTGCCGATAATCCGCCGCCTGCCGGGAAAGACGGCCGGGATGGAGTTGACGGCGCTCCGGGCGAGAAAGGTATGGACGGGGCGAACGGCAAGGATGGCCGCGACGGCGTAGGCCTTGCTGGCGCTCTTATCGATCGACACGGCAATCTTGCCCTTACCTTGACCGATGGCAGCACCCGCGACCTAGGCCCTGTTGTCGGCAAAGATGGCGAACCGGGCCGGGACGGCGTTGATGGCGTCGGCTTTGACGACATGACCTGCGATGTCCGCGACGATGGCGTCTATCTTGTTTGGGAAAAGGGCGAAACCGTCAAGGAAGCCCGCCTGCCGATCCCGATGGATATGGGTGTCTACAGGTCCGATGCGACCTACAAGACCGGCCATTGCGTCACCTGGGGCGGCAGTGTCTGGATCGCCCGGAAGGACAATCCGCAAGGCAAGCCCGATGCGCCTGATAGCGAATGGCGGCTTGCGGTAAAGCGTGGCCGCGATGCAAGGATTCCACAATGAACCCGCTTGTCACGCTTGAACAGGTGGACCTTGCGCTGAAGCTCGATCTTGTCGAAGACGACGAGCGCACGCCAGACATCGAATGGAAGATGCGGCAGGCGACGGAGATCGTGATCGACTACCTCAAGAGGCCCGATCATGAGTGGACGGTCGAGGACGTGCCGGGGCAGGTATCGGCGGCGATCATTCTTGCAATTCGCGCCTTACTTGATGGGGAGGAGGCTGAACTTCTGTCGGGCCTCGCCAACAGCGACACATCCTCTCCGGTTGTTGCGCTTCTTATGCGCTTGCGTGATCCGGCAGTGGCATGAAAAAGCCTTTCGCACCGAAGCTGGACACGCGCTTTACCTTCGAGCGCGACATGGCCGAGCCGGATTGGAGCGGGCATCCCGGCGAGCCAGATTGGCGGCCGCTATTCACGGTGTGGGGCAACATTGCATTCATGCGTGGTGGCGAGGCTGTGATCGCAGCACGTCTCACTGCACGACAGCCAGCAATCCTGACCATCCGCAACAGCGCGGCGGCACGCGGGATCAAACCGAGCGATCGGGCCGTTAATGCCCGCACCGGCGAGATCTTCAACATCCGGGAACAGCCGCGTGTGTCGAAGGATAGTCGCGGCTTTTTGGAGATTCTGGTCGAGGCGGGGGCTAGTGAGTGATGGCTAGAGGTCCTGTCTCTGTCCGCGTGGAAGGACTGAAGGAGCTTGATCAGGCCCTTGGCGAGCTATCCAAGGCCACGGCGCGCAACACGCTCCGCAGGGCGCTGGTGAATGCCGCAGAGCCAATGCGGGCGGCAGCGGAAAGAAATGCGCCGGCCGATACCGGAGCGCTCCAGCGCAGCATCCAGATTGGCACGAAGATAGCGAAGAACAAGAGCAAGGATCCGGGCAGTCGGGCCTATGCGGCGACTATGAGAGCGGGCGGCACGCGAGGCGAGGCAGTGCAGGCTTTGCGGGACGCGCGCCGGGCTGCTGGCGTTGGTGAATCCTTTGCGGAGGCTTTTCTTGGCCCTGTCAGAAGCGGCAAACGAGCGGCCATCAAGGCAATTGTGCAGGAATTCGGCAGCCATAAGCAGGCCGCGCAACCCTATATGCGCCCGGCATTCGACGCGGAAGCGCAGAACGTCATCAATGGCATCCGCAAGGAGCTTGTCGCCGAAATCGACAAGTCAGTTCGCAGGGCTCGCGCTCGGGCGGCAAGGAAGGCGGCGAAGGGCTGAGTGATGAAACTGAAGGTGAAGATACTCAAAACCGCAGCCGTTACGGGCCGCTCTGTGGTTCTCTGTGATGAGGGTGGCAGGATGCTCCCCGGACAGCAGCGGACGGTGCTCAATTGCCCTCATGACGACATTCCCCGTCTCACAGTCGAGTTCGTAGTGGACGGTGACAGCGTTCAGCTCGTGGGGAGCGATTGACTTGGAGCCGGAACTGACCGCTCTGCTCTCGCCCGTTGCACCGCGCCTGTATTGGGGCCGCGCACCGCAGGATGCACCTGCGCGCCCTTATGTCGTGCTGTCCCGCGTGTCAGGCATTCGTGAATATCACATGCGAGGTCCTGACGGGTTGGTCACTTCCCGCGTGCAGATCGATGTCTATGCCAATACCTATATTTCGGCGCATGGCACTGGCAACGCAATAATCGACGCTCTGTCCGGTCATCATGGCGGGATATTCCAGGCCATCTTTATCGATAGCCAGCGCGATTTGACGGGCATCGATGGTAGCGATCCGAGCGAACTATTCCGCCTATCCATTGACGTGATGGTGCATCACAAGTCCGCGTAAGCCCTCTCAACAATCCGACTTCAACCCGCCGCCCTAGCGCGGCTTTCGCGCATGGAGAAACGTCATGACTGACGCAATGATTGGCTATAATTCTAAGTATGAAATTTCCAACGGCGATGGTCCAGAAACCTTCTACGAACTGGAGGAAGTGTTCCTTATTGAGCCCGGTGAAGAGACGACAGACTGGATTCAGGCAACCCATTACCAGTCACCCGGACGTCGTCATGAATACCTCGCCGGGATTACAGACGTGGGTGAAGGAACGATACAGTTCAATTTCATCCCAGGGAGTCCGACACATCAGTTCATGCGAGATTTGCGTAACAGCGGCGAGAAGCGCACCCACCGCATAACGCATCCGAATGGAGTCACCGTCTCTTACGAAGCCATCGTTGGCTCAGTGTCAAGGGCGATGCCTCTGGACGACAGGATGACGGCTACAGCCACCATCAGGGTCTCTGGCGATGAGACCTGGGAGAACGAGCCGGAGATTGAGTAATGGCAAACCCTCATCGTGGCTCGGTCGCTCTCCAGGTGGGGGGGCGGGCATACACGCTGTCGTTCTCGGTCAACGCGCTCTGCGAACTAGAGGACGCCTTGGGCCAGCCTGTGGCGCAGATTGCCAATGCTCTCAATGATCCTGATACGGCGCGCCTTTCGACCGTCCGCGCTCTGGTGTGGGCAGGACTTCGCGATCATCATGACGAAGTGGGAGTGAAGGAGGCAGGTGACATCATCACTGATGCCGGCATCCCTGCCTGTATGGAAGCGATCGGCAAGGCCTTCAAGGCGGCATTCCCTGAACAGGAGGCCAAGGAAAACGCCCGCCCTCGGAAGGCGAAGGCTTAAAACCGCTCGATCTACTGAAATCATGGGTCGAGGCAGGACAAGAGCCTTCGCTATTCTGGCGGCTCACATACAAAGAAATCAGCGTTATCCTGTCAGGCGCAGCGGCGCGATTGAGGCGTGAGCACAACGAGCGAATGTCGCTAGCCTGGCATACAGCGGCACTTTACAGGGCGAAGAAAATGCCGAAGCTCAAGGACATGATGCACAGTGAGAAGCCGCGCGCGCTGAATATGACGCCTGAGCAGTCAGTGGCCGTCACCCGGTCTTGGCTGGCGAGCGCAAGGCGTAGGAAGGGATAGCGATCAACGCCGTCTCCATTCCCACGGCGGGATAAATGATCCCGCCCACATGCCACGCCGATTGCGCTCCGCGTCGGATTGGTCCTGCGCGTAAGCGCCCTTGCTGTATCTGGGCCAGTCAAGGGCGTGCCCGTTCCGAACGAGCCATGCCTGAACATCCTTACCATCGGCGCGAAAGCACCGCCCGACAAAACGCCGGTACCGGTCGCGTTCGATGAATTCGCAACGCGTTGGACTGGACGCTGACAGAAAGTCAGCCAAGGCGTTCGCTGCGATGGTGCCACAACGGTAATCTTTGCCGCGGGCGTCTTGGCATCTCTGCCGTCCTTCCGGCGCATCTATCCCATTGAGGCGGATGCGCTCACCATGGATTTCGATGGTGTCACCGTCGATCACAGAGGCGCGTCCGATAAGAGGTTCGGAGGCGAGTGCTGGGGATGCCAGGAATATCAGCACAATGACGAGAACCTTATTCATCGATCACGGCCTCTGAGTTGTGTCGGAACGTTACGACCTCAACAGCCATTTCGCAGAATAGGGCGGTTCCGTCAGAGGTTGACGCAAGCACCTGAAGCAGCGTCGGTTCCCCCGCCCGTTCTTTCAGCTTCACCGATTCAATTGCGTCCGGCATCGGCGCGTCACCGCCAGCATCTATCTGCGCAAGATCGCAGGCCATCCATAAGTCGTCCAGTTTAACAACCTGCGCGTGAGCGTTTGCGGTTAACGCGAGAAACGCGGCGGCTAGTAGCATTCTCATCAGGATATCCCCCATGGCTAGTGCTGTTATCGGCGCACTCCGCGTCACGCTCGGTCTTGATAGCGCCGCTTTCGAAGAAGGCATGAAAAACCTTCGCGGCTCGCTGAGCAAGGCCGGCAAGCAAATGCAGAACGTCGGGCGGCAAATGTCAACCTACGTGACAGCACCACTAGCAGGTTTTGGTGCCCTCACACTCAAAGTGGCCGGCGATTTCGAAAAGGCAATGAACCAGGTCGCCGCCGTCTCTGGCGCGACCGGCGATCAATTCCAGGCCCTTCGCGAACAGGCAAAGGAGCTTGGCGCGACGACGCAATTCTCGTCTTCTGAAGCTGCCGACGCTATGGGCTTCCTCGCCATGGCCGGTATGAAAACAAATGAAATCCTCGGCGCAATGCCGGATACGCTGAAGCTTGCCGCTGCAGCAAATCTCGACATGGCATCTGCTGCCGATATCGTCACAAACATCCTCGCTGGTTACAACAAGGACGTCTCGGAACTCGGCCATGCGACTGACGTACTGGTCAAGGCATTCACTTCGGCCAATACTGATCTGCGCCAGTTGGGCGAGGCCATGAAATATGCTGGCCCGGTTGCGAGCGCGGCAGGTGTGGATTTCGAAGAAGCTGCCGCTGCCCTCGCCATGATGGGTAACGCAGGTATCCAAGCGAGCATGGCTGGTACGTCGCTCCGCGGTGCCGTGTCGCGCATTCTTAACCCCACCAAGGCCATGCGCACAGCTATGGATGAAGCGGGGCTGGCGTTTACCGATGCGTCCGGCAAGCTCCTACCACTGGCGGATATTATCCAACAGCTAGAGCCGCATGCCGACAATGCCGGCTTGTTCATGGAGCTGTTTGGTCAACGCGCCGGCCCGGCGATGGCGGCTCTTGTGTCGCAAGGGGCTGATGCAGTTCGCGAGCTTACACACGAATTGGAAAACAGCGCGGGAACTGCCACAGAGATCGCAGCCGTCCAGATGGAAGGATTTAACGGCGCGATGCGGGAATTGACTTCCGCATTTGAGGGGCTTCAACTCGCCATAGCGGATGCTGGCCTGATTGAGTGGGCGACGGAAGCAGTGAAGGCGGTCACCGCTTGGGTTCAGGAGGTATCTAAGAGCAGCCCTGAACTGCTTAAATGGGGCACGATCATCGCGGGTGTTGCGGCGGCTCTCGGTCCTGTCGTGCTCGCCCTCGGCCTTCTCGCCACCGGCTTGGCTGCGATAAGCGCTCCGGTGTTGGCTGTAACCGCCGGAATCGCGGCACTCACCGCTGGCGTGGTCGCCTTCTGGCCGGAGATCGATGCTGCCGGTAAGGCCGTAAATGCCTTCCTCACATCGATAAATGAGGGGTTACGCGCTGCAATCGACGGTGCCGTGCAAAAGTTCTTCGAGCTTGATGCAAAGCTCCGTGAGTTTTCGGATCAGATCGTTGCCATCTTCCAGGCAATTCCCGGGCAGATGTACCAGATCGGCGTCGATATCATGCAGGGCCTTTGGGATGGCCTGAAAAGCATGGCCACTTCTGTGATCGATGGAGCCAAAAGCATTGGCTCTGGGGTCATCGACGGCGTGAAGGGCATCTTTCGGACCCATTCCCCCTCTCGTGTCATGCACGAGATTGGTGTCAACGTCATGCAGGGCCTTGCCAACGGGATGCAGAGCATGGCCGGCTCTGTCACTGGTGGCGCAGGGACTATCGCCAATGATCTGCAGAGCGCGTTCCAAGGCATCGGCTCGTCTATTGCCGATGCGCTTAAAGGCACGAAGGAATGGCGCGATGTTCTGAGAGACATGCTGTCTCAGATTGCGCGGCTGGCTCTTTCTGGCCTTGGTCAAATGGGCGGCTTCGGCGGGTTCCTGTCTTCAATCTTCGGCAGCCTCATGGGCTTCGCGAATGGCGGCTCCTTTACGGTTGGCGGGGCGGGCGGCGTTGATAGCCAGCTTATCGCCTTCCGGGCCACCCCCGGCGAGATGGTTGATATCCGCAAGCCCGGGCAGGACAGGGGCGGCGGCAGTATCATCATCAACGCGCCGATCAATGCCCCTGGCGCTGATCCCGCCCAGTTGAAGCGTGTCGAGGAAAGCGTGAAGGAACTCGGCCGCAACATCCCGAAGATGGTCGATCAGCGCGTGAATACAAAGCAGCTTAGGGGCACGAGGGCATAAATGGCGCACCGCTTAATCTCGCCGCCAAATGGCTTGCCTATAACCGCCATCGAGCCTTTGTCAGGACCTCGCACGATCCATGCAGGAGCCAGCCAGAGCATCGGCAATTTCGTCCAGACCTTCGGTTCGCCCTTCGGCCTGTGGCGCTTTCGCTTCTCGTTCGCTCCGATGCGAGGGAAGATGTTCCGGCGCTATCGCGGATGGGTGACAGCATTGCATGGCGGCGCGAATGCCACGCGCTGGCATTTCTTCGACCCCGATGCAATCACCTTTCAGGAGGCCGGTGTCGATGCCTCGAACTTCGAAATAGCTACCGGCGAGCCATGGTCCAATGACCAGCCATGGTCAAACATGGAGAACTGGCAATCATCCCGGCCACGCGTCCCGGCTGACGCGGCAGAGATGGGAGCGACTCTTATCCAGCTTGCTGACGTGTTTTGGGGGCATCGCCTTGAGGGTGGGGACTATATCGGCTTCGCGTCCGATCACTTCGGCCTCTACATCGTCACTGAGGTAATTGAGCAGGGCTGGTATCGGATCTGGCCGCCGCTCAGGAAAGCGGTGGAGCTGGGTGACGAAGCCACGCTTAATCCAACGCTCGCCATGCGTCTTGAGGGTGAGGATGCGGCGGTAGCCAATCGCGGCCTTGAGGTAGCGGACAATCTCTCCGTGACCCTGGTGGAAGTGCTCGATTCCGATGTTCGGCAGTATTTCAGCGAGACACCGCCCCCGTTGCCCGCCCCGCCATGGATACTCGCTGACGATGCCTGGAATGATTTCGGCGTCTGGGACGATCAGGAAGTCTACCCATGACTATTGCTAGCGGTGAAGCCAAGGCGGAAGTTGCCGCGAGGATTTCAGACCTTCTGGACGAGTGGGGCGGCATTCATGGCGGGGGAGAACCTGCAACCTGGGGCGATGTCCGTTCGCAGCTTAATGCGGCCCTTGTTTTTAATAGCATCGAAGATATTGGGGCAGCGGAAAGCGGGTTGCGGGCGCGCGAGAGGATCAATGCACTTATCGTGGCGACTCCGGCGCAACGGAGGCTCCTGCTCGACTTTGCGGATGATTATGGCTTGGTGATTGGCCCCGATGGTCGATCCGGTGCTGTGGGCGAAATCGTCACCTCGCAACGCGCCTCCGGTGCCACCTATTTCGACGCCGATGGCCTGATGCAGGTGGCGGGGAATAACGTCCTTCGGCTGGATCATGATCCTGTGACGGGGGAGGCGCTAGGCGCGCTGATTGAAGAACAGCGGACGAACTTTCTGCTGCATTCGGAAGCGTTCGAGAACACTGCGTGGCGCAAGGTGGGTGTTACGTTTTCCGCAAGCGGTGTGCCAGCTCCTGATGGCTCCAATGCTATGAAAATGCATGAACGCACCGGCACAGGCCTCTCACGGTTGGATCAGGGCGGTACTGTCACCGAGGGCGTGACCTATACGGTAAGCGGCTTTGTCCGTGCCGGCGAGAGAAATCACATTGAATTGCGTACGGGGTCTTGGTCATCTTCCGGGCGCATCCTGGTCGATCTCACCAGCGGGGTGGTCACTCCGATATCTTCGCCCGAAGCCTATTCGATTATACCGGTCTACGGCGGTTGGTATCGCATCTCCTTAACGGCCACGGCGGCAAGCTCTGGGAGCGTGACTCAGCTATGGGTCGCACACATTACCGACGAGCACGGCAATACCACCTATTCTGGTGACGGCACATCCGGTCTTTATGTGTGGGGTGCGCAGGTAGAGCAAGGCGCTTACCCCACCTCCTACATCCCTACCCAAGGATCGCAGGTGACGAGGGCGGCAGATCAAGTGAGATTGGCGACGAGCGCCTTTCCGTTCAACTCAAGCGAGGTAACGATCTTTGCTGAGTTCGCCACCAACAGGCCACCGGAGGCTTACGCGACTTCAAACGATAGAGCCGGTGTTTGGGGGCTTTTAGGTTCTGATAACACCATCGAACTGCGTTATCAGACCCAATTGCAGCTTGAGGGAAGAAGGGACGGCGGCTCGTTCGTTAACCGAAATCTTGGGGCTCAGCCTCCTGCCGGGACTTTTGAGAAGGTCGCGGTCGCTCTCGCCAACGACCAGTCGCGTGTTTGCCGGAATGGCGTCTTGATGCCACCGGCTGACAATCCTGTGAACCTTGCCGACATCCACACGCTTTTCGTTGGAAATACCGCGATAGCCAGTGGAGGCGCGCGCGTCCTCAAAGGCCCCCTAAAGCGCCTTGCCTGCTATCCGCGCGCTATGTCCGATGCTGAATTGCAGGCTCTAATGTCATGATCCACGCCATCATAACCTTGGCCGTGCAGTTCGCGGTCGGTCTTCTCGCCGGCAATTGGCTCCTGGGTGGAATCGCTGCTGCCGCCTTCTTTGTGGGCCGTGAGATCACGCAGGCTGAATATCGCTGGATTGAAGCATTCGGAGACGGCAAGCGCGAGAACATGCCATGGTGGGGCGGCTTCGATCCTGCCGTCTGGAACCTCAAGAGCATCGCCGATGCGGCATTGCCAGTGATCGCGGTAGTCATCCTCTTTGCCGTCGTTTCGGAGATCCAGCGATGATCGACATCTATTTGCGCGCCGGAAATGCCGGGGCTCTTGTCTCCGCTTGCCCATTCCTGCGCGGCGAGGATGAGCGCGGCAAGCGGTTCTGGATCACCGCCGGGGATGGGTTCGTACTCGATGTGATCGGCCCCGTTGTCATCACTCCCGGCGAGCATGATGACGAGGGCGACGAGATCACGCCTCCGGTGATCGATGGCCGTTTCCACGTCAATTTGCGGTGCACCCCGGCTGTAGCAGCGCAGGTGCCGGATCATTTTAAGGTGGAGCCTACCACGCCATATCGGCGCTGGTTGATGGCGTAACAGCACATGGCGATCTTCAACGAAGAAGACTTCGACCGGCTGTCCGGCCCCCATGTCGCGCGTATCTGGCTTGCCGAGATAGACCTGCCGACAGGATTGCGGCGCGTGCATAACGGCGTGGGCACCATCACGGTCAACGGGCTGGAATGGCGCGGGATTACCGATCCTGCTGGGGGGCAGCTTGTTGGCGTCACGGCGGTGGAAGACCCGCGCTTTGGTCAGGCTCCTTCAGTCGTCATCAGCCTCGGTGGCATCACCGCGGCGGTTTGGAAAGAGATCAAGGAATACGCCCGCGAGATCGAGGGGAGCCGCTGCGATATGTGGTGGGCTATGTTCGACCCTGAAACGCAGGAGATAGTTACCACTGCCGATCCGGTGACGGAGGAAGAAAAGCCGCTGGTCAAGAAGCTATTCCCCGGCAAGATCAGCGCACCGACATTGCAAAGGCAGGGGCCGGGCGTTCGTTTCGCTGCCTTCACGGTCGAAAGCCTGTGGCAAAGCCAGAACTATCCCTTTGGTGGCCGCTGGAATGCGGCGGATCAGGAGCGCCGTTTCCCCGGTGACAAAGGTGGCCAGTTCATAGGCGTAAAGGTGGTTGAGGTGTTTAATGGCTGATCTGGGCCAGCGCCTCATGGCTTTCCTTGAGCCACTTGAGGGCAAGCCGACCGAGTGGGGCCTGGATGATTGCTCTGCTCTATGTGCCCGTTGGGCGCAGGAGAACGGGCACACGGTCGAGATGCCGCCCTATGCGAGCGAGGATGAGGCGCGACGGCTTATCGAAGAGGCAGGCGGTCTAGTCAATCTATGGGGCGACATAGCCTTCGATGCGGGCATTCAGGAGCGGCGTGGCCTTCCAGAGATGGGTGACGTGGGCATCATCGATACGCGCCTCTTTGGCCCCGTAGGTGTCATTTGTGTTTCAAACGGGGTGTGCTGCTGGCGCACAAGCAGGAGCGCGGCATGGCTTGCCCCTCGCGGCTATCTAAAGGTCTGGGCGATCACCTGACATGAAATGGATCAAGCTTGCTTTGGCTGGCACGGCATCGTGGCTGGCAATGACGGCGCATGCGCAGGCGGACGTTATCTTCACGCCGCTCACCTTCCTGCTTTTCGCCGGTCCCTTGGGTGCGGTATTTACCCCCGGCATCATCTATGCGGGCCTGCAAATCGCCGCCTATACCGCTGTTCTCGGTGCGCAGCTTGCACTTGCCGCGCGGCCCCGACAACCGAAGATCGATCCGGGGCAGCTCAAAAACACGTTCCAGGAGTCCGAAACCTCCGAATACAACGCCATAGGGCGGGTGCGCCTTGGTGGCTTGAAGGCTTTTGGCAATACCAAGGGCAGCTTTATTTCGCGCCTTGTCTGGCACTGCAAAGGCCCGATGGTGGCTGTCGAGGAATACCATGTTGGCGGCAGGCCGGTGACGGTGGACCCGCCGAATGGCGCGGTATCCTCGCCACCATGGGCACGGCAGAACACCACCTATCTCCATATCCAGAATAAGGTGGGTGACGGGACAGAAGCGGCATGGAGCCAGCTTGTCGCTGATTTCCCAAACGTCTGGACCTCGGATCACCGGGCGCGGGGTGTCTTCCAAAGTCTGGCCCGCTATCGTGTCCCTCCGCTCGACACCGAGTCCGGGAACAAGCTGTTTCAGAAGCTCTACCAGGGTGGCGCACCCGACATCATGGTGACGGCGCGTGTCGGCCGCGTCTATGACCCTCGCGATCCAAGCCAGAACCCGGATGAAGATCCGCTAAACCCCGCCACATGGCAGTGGAGCGACAACGGCATCCTTTGCGCTGTCCACATCATGCGGTCCTATCCTGATCTGAAATCGTCAGACTTCGATTGGGCGTTTATCGCAGCCGAGGCAAACCGGGCCGACGCGCTGGTGCCGACGCTGACGGGTACGGAGCCGAGGGCCAGGTGCTGGGGCGTGTGGCCGTCCGAAAACGCCCGCGGCGAGACCATGCAGGAGGTGCTGGATTCAATCGGCGCTGAGGTGGTGCTGAGCGAGGAAGGCAAAATACGTATCCGCCTGATCGATGATGACCCGGAAGCAGAAATTGCCTTTGGCTCGAAACACATTACCGAGCTTGTCTGGAAATCCGGCCCGGAGGCCATCGAGCGCCCCAATGTCTGCCGCATCAAATACTACTCGCAGGAGCGCGGCTTCGACATGGCCGAAATCAATATGTCGGGCATCGGCTGGGCGCGCGTGCAGGAGGAAATCGACCTTTATGGCGAGAAGATATTCGATGTCGAACTGCCTTTTTGCCCTTCTGCCTCTCAGGCGCAGCGCATAGCGCGCAGGCTCTTCCTCCAAGCCCGCGCCGATGCCGGATCAATCAAGACCAATATGGCAGGCGTTGCGGCGTGGGGCGTGACCTATGCGAGCATCCATGACGACGACGCCGAGGAAACGATGCTTTGCCGCATTGCCGCGCCGCGCATCGATGACGAGGCGGGGCAGGTGGATATCCCCTATGTCGTATGGCCGCCGGCACTCATTGAACAGCCATGGGACCCGGCGACGATGGAGGCTCCGGCACCAGAGGAAGTGCCGGACCTGCAATACGAAAGCGACATCCCGCAGCCTGCCAAGCCGTCTGGCGCAGCCGTGGTGCAACTTCCCAACGGCACTTATGAAACGCGTGTGCAATTCTCAGGCGTGAGCGGTGGCACCATCCCGGAGGCGAATTACAGGACTGTTCCCGGCGGCCAGCCTACGCAATGGGCGGCGATGGAGGAAATCGAATTTCAGAACACGTATTTCGGGGTCGTTGAAGAGAATACCGTTGGCGAAAGGGCTGAGTTCCGCGCCCGCTTCGCCAACAGCGATGGCGACGTCTCTTACTTTTCGGATACGCTCATGGTCGATCCGATGGAGATCGATAACGCGCCTCCGGTGGCTCCGGTAGTAAGTGTGGCTACTAGAGACTACCAGCCGGGAGACCCAGTGGACATACCGGCTCAAATCACTTGGAACATCCGGTGTCTCTCGCTGAGCGTTGTTCGATTGGATGTCACAATCGCTGGTGTGACGACGACTATCAACAACGTCCAACCGGGCACAAGATATAGTATTGTGCGTCAGTATGACAACCAACCGCGAACGGTGTTTTGGTCCGTGCGAGGCTTGACGACCAATGGCACTCAAGGCGCTGCCCAAAACGGCAGTGCCAGCGTCAACCTCTAGACGCAACTCGTATCCCCTTTACATCTGGAGCATCTGAATGACCCTCTTTACCAAGCGGGCCGTGGATATATTTGCGCCCGTCGATGCCGCAGGAAAGCTGCGCCAGGTAAACAATGGCGAGACGCAGACATGGGGTGCGGAGGTCGAACGGGCCGTACGCGCCGCCGTCATGGCGGGGGCACTCGTCTATGCCACGCGGGCCGATCTTGATGCCGACCTCGACCATGATGCTGGCACAGGAGCATGGGTGGTTGGTGATCCGCTCTCGACCAGCAACGGCATCTACCAGAAGCAGGGCGAGGCGGGCACGGGCGGATGGGCTAAGATCGCAGACCTGCCGGAAGGTGCGCCCGGTTCATCCGATGTGGTGGGGTCCTCTGATAGCAGTGTCACGATAGGGACGGGGGCGAAAAACTTCGTCGTTGCCGAGCCTGCGCGTGGATGGGCGACGGGTGCAAGGCTGCGCGTCTCGTCCATTGCCGATCCTGCCAACTGGATGGAAGGCATCCTCACGGCCTATGGCGGGAGAGCGCTTGAAATTGACGTTGACCTTGTAGGTGGCTCCGGCACTTTTGGTGAATGGTCTATCAATCTCGCGGGCGAGCAGGGGGCGCAAGGTCCGGTGGGGCCGCAAGGTGAGCAAGGGCCACAGGGAGAGCAAGGACCAAAAGGCGATCAGGGGCCGCAAGGACCGGCAGGAGACGGCACCGGCGACATGCTGGCGAGCGTCTACGATCCTGAAGGCAAGGCAGCGGACGCTTTCGACAGTGCCAATCACGCCTACGACAATAGCACGAGCGGCTTGGAGGCCAGTACCGTTCAGGCAGCGCTTGATGAGTTGGCGGAGGGGGCTGGTGTACCCGATGGCTCGATCACCCCTGAGAAGATCGCCGCTAAGGCAATTGATATAGAGCACCTTTCTGACACTGCCGCTGCTCAAGTAGGCATGATGGTGGCAGACCGTACTGAGCTTGCAGCGCTTGATGTGAACCGTGCCGAGGTCGTCTACGTAGCTGAAGGAAAGCGCAGGGGCCTTTTCTACAAGGATGCCTACGCGTCATGGTCAGCCCTTGTAGCGATCGATACTGGTGAAGGCTTTATCGTCCGCTCGACTGACGATCCTAGCTTTGTATGGGTGCGCGTCGATGACAAGGCGACGCCTCAGATGTTTGGCGCGGAAGCGAACCATCAGGAGGGGAACACGAATGACTGGCAAGCCATTCTAGATTGGTTCCGCTTCATCAATAACGCGCGCCAGCGCGGGATATGGGGGCTTATGAAAGGGAGATACCACCTTTCACAGAATCTACGCCTCAATTTCACTCCCGAGGGGCCGGGAGCGCAGGGCTTTACCATCCGTGGTTCAAGTATGACCAATAGTGGGTTCTACTTTACACCTGGCTCATCAATTGTCATGGACAGCGATGGCGCCGTCTTTTGCTGTGATGTCCTGAATCTTCACATTAACGGAAATCACGCCGGCAATTTCATCACGGTCGGCAAACAGGACCTGTCCAGCGGCTTCAACGCCTGCAACATTGAACTGTTCGTTCAGAACGGGACTCAGGTTACCGGGCTCGGCCCGAAACACGTCATATTGAACTATATGTGCAACAGCCGGTTCAGGATCGTCTCGAATGGCGGTCTATCAGGGCGTCCTGAGGCACTCGGAGGGGATGGCACAGGTACTGGTGTAGGGGTGTGGATGCGTCAGTGCGTGTTTAACCACTTCTCGCTCGCCGCTGGGCATGCTCGTGCAGGCTTGATGATGAGCGAGGGCCATAACTACGGCAACACTTTCGACGGGTCCTTGAACATCGAGGAAGTCGCAATCGGTGTCCATATCACTGGGGAAGAGTGCTGGGGTAACACCTTCCTCGGTGGGACTATCGTCGCCAGTCAGATTTTCCGCGCCACAGCAGGTTACAAGAATCTTGTTATCAATACACGCATGGGGCCTTATGATGGCGGCACCATAGGCACTGAACTGACGGGATTGGTCGTGCCAGATACGTCGCCGCTCACGGCCTAATATTCGATCCGCCAGATCGAAGCGCCTCTTGACCGTGTATCACCGTTGCGACGCCCGAGTTCCTGATCAGTGTAGGTACGGTCCACTTCGATCTCGATCTTCAGATAGGGAGCGTGCCACTGTGGAGGCTGGAACACTGCCACATCTTCTGCTCCTTCTTGCTTCTCGAATGAGAAGCTCACCGCCTTGTTGTTAGCTTTCAGGCGAAGGGTATTCTTCAGCGAGCGATGTGACCACCCTCGAATGAAAATGCGCACTTGATTGCCGGTCGAAGGCAGGTAGAGGACCGAGCGGGTCTCCGGTCCGGTCCATCGGCAGCAATCAGGCGTTCCAGCTCCGTCGCGGACTGAGAAGCCTGACCCTACCAGCGCATGATTCATGGTGTACAGGAGACCGCCCTTGCCATTGGGCGTCCTCTCGATCGTTCTCACTCGGGTGGCAGCAAAAAGGCGTTCGAACTCGGCCTCAGTATATTCTTCTGCCCCCGACAACATAGGTGCAACGGTTTCTAGTGCGTATTCATAAAGCCGCATATCAGCTTGATTGATCGCCTTGAGATACTCGTTTGCGGCGTCGCTCCCGGGTTGCGTTGCGTCTTTGCCGATTACATTTTGCCTAAGAGGTTGTACGACTGGGTATGCACCTATTGCTCTGGAGAGAGCCTGCATCGTACGTGCAAAATCTTCCTGGATGCCAAAGAAATGGACTTTCTCTTCGAGAGTCTCACGTGCTTGCTCGAACCGCTGCTCGGGAGACAAATCAAAGTAATCCATTCCTTTGTAGCGTTCCAACAGAAGAGCTCGGCATTGGCGGTCCTCATAGATTGATCTTAAGGGAGCCGATCCTGCATGTTTTTCAAGAACCCGTGCAAAACTTTCCGACTGACAATCGCGATGATACTGTTGCGACTTCGGAGGCAAATGGGCAAAATCGTGCTCTTTGAGGCGGGAATGGTCAAAATATTGAGACCAGCAGCGCCTTATCGGGTCTCGTAGAACTGTAAACAGGAATGCAGAGGCTGGCGCATAGGTTTGTACATCGTCATGACCATGAATGATGTCAAATGCATCCCATATAAAGCGAGCTACGATCTCAGATGAAATCGCTCTTGGCACCTGCCTTTCCGTCATGAAGTCAAGAAAGTCTCCCCAAAAGACGTCAGGCCTTACGCGGTTGAAATGAGCAAGGTCGTTAAGCCAAGCATTTACGGATGTGCCTGCGGTCTTTGGGATATGGATGTGCCCGATCTTTGACGGGATTTCGTGAATGTCCGTTTTTAGCATCATGTCTCTTGATAATGAGGATCACAGATGGCGCAAGATTGCGTAGCTAGGGCGTCCTGTTTCCGGGTCTGGAACGGTCTCAACCAAATCACAAAATGAAAGAAGGATGTCATAGGCCGGCTTTGTTGACTCCCAGCCAATGTCATCCATAACAATGATACCTCCTGCGGTGACACGAGTGGCATAAGTAACCACGTCCTGCGCAGCGTTGATGATTGAGTGGCTGCCATCGATATGGAGAAAATCGATTTTCGGGAACAGATGGGAGACCTCAGACGAACGCGCTTCCAAAATCCGTACTTGCCGATGCAACTCATTGTCCACCATGAAGCGATAGAAGCCAGCTTTGATCCGACCAAAATCGAGAGCCTGCCACCACGCGTCATTGGTGGCGGTTGTGGGATTTTCGACGGCTGTTTCCGGGTCCCATGCCTCGATGCCATAAATTATTCCCTTACCATTCTCCCTCAGCGCCGCGGCGCAGGGAAAAAGGGACCTGCCGCCATAAACGCCAATCTCGACGCATACTGACGGTTGCGTTTCCCGGATGAAGGTTGCCATCTTCGCGGCTTTCTCTGCCGAGCACCAACCTTCAAGCTCGGTGATTGCTCTTTTTATGACCTCTTCGACAGAGCCCGTATTCGCCGGTGTACTGCTGGTCTTAGCGCGGAAGCTTGGTAGCTCAGAAAGGACGGCCGAGATATTGGTGATGGTATCGCTGAACACGTCAGGAGCGACACTGAACTCTTCGCCAGATAGAATCCTTTCAACGGAAGTCCCGCCCTTCTCGGCTGCATAATTGAGGTGCTTCAGGATTTCGTTATGTGCACGAGTGCCCTCAAGCTCGCTGAGCGCATGGTCTACCGCTTTGAAAACGTTCTGCTCTTGTGCGGCGGACGGGAAGTTCTCTGTGATTATGTGAAGGAGCTTGTCAGTGTCCGGCGTTCTTCCAGCGTCATTCCATCTATTCATTAAGGTGTCCCTCCTCTCTGCTGAGCGGACACCATAGTGGGAACGAACGGAAGTTGTCTAACTGTGATTCCCCTTTACGCTCCAACCTGACCCCTTAAAAAAAGGGACAGTAAACCAGCCTCGTGACTACTGCCTGTCCAGGTGCGCCCAGCGCGCGGAAATGTAGAAGGAAGTCACACCAGCGCCCGCAAGTGCGCCGACGGCACCCAGGTGCACTAAGCACAAAATTGCTTCGGAGACTAACAGCCCGACGGCAGCCGAGCCCGACCCGCCTAACAACCTGAAACTGAAAGGAAGTGCCATGGACCCGAGCATCCCGCGTGGGGCCGCGATCCTGCTTGGCTTCGTTTATGAAACGGAGACGGGCCGGAAGCCGCCCCAATGCTATGACGTGATCTACGGCCACCGCCAGTCGGCGCTGTCAAAGCCCCTCACTACGATGACCGTAGGCGAGGTTGTAGATGAGCAGGCCGTCTGGTCATCAAAGGCATGGGCGGCGAAGTTCGGCTCGACCAAAGCATCATCTGCCGCCGGTGCTCCCCAATTCATCCGTGCCACGCTGATTGATCTGGCGAAGGAACTGCGCCTGCGTGGCACGCAAATCTTTGACGGCAATCTCCAAGACCGGCTCGCCTATCACCTTCTCAAGCGCCGTGGCTACGAAAGCTTCATGGCTGGCCAGATGAGCCGGGAGGAATTCGGCAAGCGCTTGGCCATGGAATGGGCATCTCTACCAGTGCTGGCATCCACACGCGGTGCTACGCGGATGATTGGCCGGGGGCAGAGCTACTATGCCGGCGACGGGCTCAATAAAGCGCTCGTGGACCCGGCGGAATTCGAGAAGGTGCTGACGGCGGCGAAGTCGGCCGGCAATGGCACTCAGACGCCCGGCACGCCCAAACCAGCCCCATCAGGAAAGGCCGGCATCCTCGCCGCAATCCTCGCTGCTCTGGCTGCTGCCGGGGCGTGGCTCGCAAACATCCCGTGCAATCTCTTTGGCATCTTCTGTGGAGGCTGACATCATGTGGCAGCGCATTCGTGACTTCTTCCGCGATTCCGAAACGCTCTTCTGGGCGCGCCTCCAAGCGCTGCTCGGGCTTGTCGCGGCAGGCATGGCGGCGATTGATCCCGTCTTGCTCCAGGCAGTGCTCACGCCCAAGGCATTCGCCCTTTACCTCTTCGCGAATGGCGTGATCACCGAGCTTCTGCGCCGCCGTCGCGCGGATGATTTGTGATGCTTGGCTTGGCTTTTGGCACATGGGTGCGGATCGGCATAGGTGCCGCGCTGATCGTCGCATTGGGATGGTCCCACCTATCTGCTTATCGCGCGGGCCGCTCGGCCGAGCAGGCAGCATTCCTCAACCAGATCAGACAGGAGAACGAACATGCCGGCAAAACCGCTGAAGATTGGCGCGGTCACTATCGCCTGTGCGTTGAGCGTGGCGGGCTGTTCGACTTCGAAACCGGCTCCTGCGACCGCTGATGGACTGCGGCAGGTGGTGGGCACGTCACTCATCGGCGCGCAAGGCAAGACACCCACTGATCAGGCGGCGATCGATGAAACCGCCGCAGGACTTTGCGGGGCCACAATCTGGACGCCATCAGAATGCGCAAGGCATGGGCGTGAGAGCAGGCGCTGAAACCAACAACACCAACAAGCATTGACAACGGGGACGATATGGCGGGCGAGCGCGAGGAAGCACAGATGCCAATGAGAGCGCCGACATGGCGATTCGAGTGGAACTTGAATACGATCGTCCTGCTGTTCGGCTTGCTCGCCGGCGTAGCAGCCTGGGGCGCGACATGGGAGCGGATGAGCTCCGGGCAGGCAGCCAATCTGGGCGCGATTGATCGTCTCGACCGCCGTGTCACCTCCTTGGAGACAACGGCCCGTATGCTCGACAATCACGAATTGCGCATCAGCAATGTGGAAAAGCAGGCGTCCGATGCTGCGACAGCCATGCGAGCCGTGGAGGCGGCCTTGAACGCTTTAGCCGCCGACATGAAGGTGACGAGAGAAATATTGCAGCGGATCGAGGCGGCGCAGAATGGACGAAGGCCGCAGTAGTGAGCCCAGGCATTTCAATGCTCAGTCTTGCCTGCAAGATGCGTCGGCCAAGGAGCGCTGATCGCTTCTTTTAGTTCGCGGGCGATCTCCCGGCATCTTTGCCGCTCTGCTTCCGTGGCTTCCTCCCATTGCTTGCCGATCTCTATTTGACAGATCAAGGCAAGCTGATCTTCGCTCATTTCTCCCATAGCACTTATTGGTCCCCCCCCCAATTGTAGCGGCCCGGCAGGCATGGGTTTATGGGGTGGCTTGCCGGGCCTAACCACGCCGCTCTTGGGAGGGAGCAGCACGGCTGGCCGTCTATAGTCTGCTAGCTGTGACTTGTGAATACCCGACTGCCTGCTGTTGATCGATCAGCGTCATCAGACGGCGGATTGTCGGCTCATAAGGCGTGGGCCTGCCCCTAAGCAGTCCGGCATAAGTATCCGCGCTCTTGATCCGCAAAGCCTCTTGCCCGACCTTGCGCGCGCCGTATTCCTTGCCTCCGTTCAGGGCCACCTGCCATGCCTTAAGGCATTCGGAGAGCGGGCGCGGATCGGTCTCCCAGTCGTACATCACTGTAACGGAGCAGCAAGCGCCGCCTCTACAAAGCGACGGTTCAGTCGCTCCATTTCATCGCGCATTAGGGCTAGAGCGGCAGGCACTACACGCTGATCGATCGGCCTATCAAGGCTTGCTACGACCTGGTTGATAGCCTCCTGTACCGAGGCACAGAAGGCAAGAACATCAGCCTTGGCGGCCTCTGGCAGCGGCAGCCTGTCCAGCTCAGAAAGGGTCTGTTCGCGCTCCTCGCGCATGATATCTTCAACGGTCATTTCGGCTCTCCAAGGCTTTCATCTTGCAGCAATGCGAGCGCAGAGCGGGCGCGCCCCGGCCTGTCTGTTTCTAGCCACGCTCCGAGCTCATCCCGAAGCATTCTGAAAGTCGCACCATCCAGCACATCGCGGCTGTTGCGAAAGACAAGTACGCCGGCCCCATAGGAGGACCGGCTATCGTGGACTGTCCAGCGGAGAGCGCGTGAAGGCTCTCCGGGGATGTGGAGTATGTAGGGCATTACCAAACTGCCTTTCCGCTCACCGCATAACGGTACTCGCCATCCATCCAGCAGGCTTCGAGAAACGTTTCGATATCGCCGTTCTGCAGCAGGGCAACCCTGTCGTTATCGGACGCAGTCTGCTCAACGATGATGGGGTCTACGCCAGCGTTGAGAGCTGCGGCGAGGCTGTGGTGCCCGTCCATGAGAACCCGGAACATCTCTCCGCCAATCTCGAACGCGGGAGAAACTTGCACCTCGAAGTCATTAGCCGCCATCTTCTGGGCGACGATCTCTTCGTCAATGTAGTGCTGCGAGGTGATGAGAGTGTTGAGCAT